CACGTTCTTTTCAAAGAACTCTAGCTAAACGGATATTAGATCCAAATTTAGAAAATTATGAAGCATATAGACAATATTAAACATATAAAATTATGATGACAGGACGTACCGTAAGTGTTGGGAATATACTATGGAAAGTATTAAAACAACCAATTGTACAAGATTTAAAATACGAGGATGCTGCAGAATACGCAATTGAATATTTAAGGTTAATAGGTGCTCCATTATCTTTTGAAGATAAAGTTATACGTATTAAACTTAATAATTATAAAGGTTTATTACCTCCAAATTTAATTAGTTTAAGAGGTGTTGAATATTCAGATTGTGAATGTGAAGGTGGTATTGCAATGAGATATGCTAGTAATATTTATCATACAGATATTGAAAATGATAGAAATTGTTCAGATAGTTTTCAAGAATATACATATATAACTCAAAATAATATTATTACAACTTCAATGAAAGATGGTTGGGTTAACATTTCATATAGTGGAATAGCTACAGATGACTTCGGTTATCCTTTAATACCAGATAATGAATCATTTAAAGTTGCATTAGAATATTATATTATACATAGAACTCTTGAAGGGTTATGGTCAATGGGTAAAATTACAGACAAAGTGTTTCAATATTATGAGCAAAAACGTCATTTTTATTCAGCACAAGCTACTAATTCAATGACTATTAAAAATATGGATCAAATGGAAACTATGTTTAATGCTATTAATCGCATGATTGTTCAAAATCATCCTCAATCTAATTTTTATAAAAACTTTGGAACTGAAGAAAATATTAAACAACATTAAAATGATAGGGATTTATAAAGTAAAGAGTCCAACAAACAAAATTTATATAGGTCAAAGTATTGATGTTAAAAGAAGATTTAATACTTATAAATGGTGTAAAGGGAAAGGTCAAATAAGATTAAATAGGTCATTTGAAAAATATGGTGTAGAAAACCATATATTTGAAATAATTGAAGAATGTGAAATTGAAGAACTGAATATTAAAGAACGATATTGGCAGGATTATTATAATGTTATTGGTGAAAACGGACTAAATTGCACTTTAATAAATACTAATGATTTACCTAAAATAGTTTCAGAAAAAACAAAACTTAAAATGTCTGAATCTGGAAAAAAAAATAATTTAGATTATACAGAAAGAGGTAAAAAAATTTCAAAATCACTAACTGGTAAAAAACTATCTGAGGATCATAAAAAACAAATATCTATTTCTCATTTAGGATTAAAACAATCTGAAGAACATATTTATAATAGATTTAAAAATAAAAAAATAAAAAAAGTTATAAATGTTAATACAGGACAAATTTGGATTTCTTCTAAAGAATGTTCTAAAGAGTTGAATATAAATATAAACACTTTAAGAGCTTGGTTATGTGGTTATGATCTTAAAAATAATTATTTAAAATACTATGCAGAACAAACAAATTAAACATTCCTATGGTGGAATGAAAAAAGATGTTACTCAATCTAAATTTTCTAATCAATATTATTTTGAAGGTAAAAATATTAAATTAACTTCTACAGATTCTCAAACTTTAGGTTCTATATCTAATATAAAAGGTAATGTTTTATTATATAGTATTCCATCTCCAGTTATAGATTATACAGGTAAAGTAATAACTTATAATGATAAAATATTAAACTATACTACAGATGATATAGATTATGATGGACAAAGTAATATTCAGTATATTATTGCTACAGCTACTACTAGAGATAATATTATATTATTAACTACAGACAATAACGGTTTTGATTGTGTATGGAAAGTAGACGCTATTACATATGAATTAACTTTATTGTATTTGAGAAATTTAGAATTTTCTACAAATAATCCACCTCAAATATTAAATAATTTTGAGAATGAGAAAATTGATAAAATATATTGGGTAGATGGTAAAAATCAAACTAGATTTTTAAATTTAAACCATTCTATTGAAAATGGAGATTTAGAAGAATTAATAGATATTCCTGTAACAGTTATTAATATGGTTGGTAAATATACTTTATCACAACCAATTATTGAAAATGTATTGACTGGTGGAATACATACTTCAGGTATGATTCAATATGGATATAATTTATATAGATTAAACTCATCGCAAACTAAAATAAGTCCTTTAAGTGAATTAGTATCTTTAGATAAAGGTTCAAATGGAGGAGGTTTAGTAAATGAATTAGTTGGTGCAATGCCTGTAATAAATATTTCAGATATTGACCATAATTATAGCCATATACGAGTATATGCTGTAAAATATACATCTTATAATGAAATACCTTCTATATCTTTAATTGAAGATAGAGCTTTACCAGATGACGGTGGGATACAAATATATGATGATGGTAAAATTATAGAAACCTTGTCTTTAGAAGAATTTACATTTTTAGGTTCAGATATTGTAATTCCAAAACATATTGCTAGTAAATTTAATAGATTATTTTTAGCTAATTATAAAGAAATAAATTTTAATGTTGATTTAGATTGTAGAGCTTATTCTTTTAATAATGTCGGTAAAGCTAGAGTTTATAAAAATTTAACTACTATTACAGTACCTGAAACTAAACCTTATTATCCATACAGTGTAGTAAATGTAGAAAAACCTACTGGAGAATATTATGATGTATATGGAGATGTTACAGGACCTTATGATGCACCTGAATTAATTAAACATGATTCCATTAATTTAGATTATAATACTTTTAAATATCAAAAAAATGGTTCTACATTTGGTGGAGAAGGTCAGTATTTAAAATATGAATTAACAAAATCTACTGTATTTAATGAAGATAATAAATATTTTAAAGATGATGAAATTTATAGATTAGGTATAGAATTTTTTAATTCTTATGGTCAAACATCTTTACCAAATTGGATTTCTGATTTTAAATCTAGAGATGGTAATTTATTAGGTCAATATAATACATTAAGTGTTACATTAAAACCTGAATTTTTTACATGGTTAAATACTACAACTTTTGAATCTGATTACGATAAACCAGTTGGATATAAAATTTTAATTGGTGAAAGAACTCTAAATGATAAAACAATTATTGCTAATGGATTATTAAATCCAACAATGGTTAATGATAAATCCACTAGAAATGTATCATATAGCAGTGCTTCTGATATAGCATATGTTAAAGAAAAGGTTGACACTTTACCAAAATTACCTAATATATTACTAAGAAATTATAATAAAACAACTCAATATGGTAATACACAACCTTTAAGAGGATCTCTTCATTTAGAACAAATGAATAATCTTAGAGAATCTCCTAATAGTGAAATACAGAGAGCTTATTATGGAGAAAATACGGCAGGTAGATGTTATCAATTTAATTCAATGTTTCAACTATATTCTCCTGAAATATTATTTGGAGAGTCTGTTGCATTAGCTGAAGGTTCTCAACTTAGGATTAAAGGTGCTTTAAAAAATAATACTAATAATAGTTGGGGTAAAGCAATTAGCACAAGTAGTACTAATACTATTGCTGAAGGTAAAGTTACAGGAAGTATTACACCTTATTACGGTGGTACATTTGAATCTATTGTTGGTGGAGGTGATTCAAATCGTCCTTGGAGTTTTGGATTAATTAGTCATCCTGATTTTAGTACTGTTGAAAGATCAGGTTTTATAATGTATGATAGAGTTTATGGTGGTAATGAACCTTCAAATATAAATACAGGATTATATCAAAAATCCCCTAATTTAATAAATTATGATATTTATGGTAAACCTGAATTAGTTGAAAAAGGTCAATCTGGTACAACATATAATAACGATCCTAAATATAGATATATTAATTCATTAGAAAGTGTGTTAACAGACGGTAATACTAGATTTGATGAAGATGGTAAATTTAATAGGCGAATTGTATCTATCAATAGTTATGGTAATAGATGTATTACTTTCGCAACAGGAAGTAGTGATTCTACGACAGCACATTTTAATAGACCTACACATGAATCATTAGGGTTATTGGCAGGTATTACTGGCGATAATAATGGTTTAATAGGTGAAATTGTTAAATCTGATGTAGAAATTTATTTAGGTAATATATATGGTGGTAATAGTTATGAAGATAAACAACGAACTAATTATATTGAAATAGGTACATATTCTAATTTAAATGAATCCATACCTACTTTAAATATAGATTCTCCTGGTGACACCTATGTTAACTTTTTTAAATTCGCAAGAATTGTTCGAACAGATAATGATATTCTTTCAGAAGGTACTTTTGTATTAGAAGAATTAATTACTTATTTAACTGAAACAAGTGTTGATTTAAAAAATAGAAGTGATATTAGTTCTAATGAATGGGATTCTAAATTTCAACCATTAGATTCAGATTATCATAGTTATAATAAAGTTTATTCACAACAACCAACATTAGTTCAACGTAGAAATTTAGATTATAATATTAAAAGAATCAATAATTTTGATACTAATATTATATCTAGTAAATTAAAATCTGCTGGGGAATTAATTGATAATTGGACAGATTTGTCCGTAAATGATGTAATGACATTAGATGGTAAATATGGTGCAATTAATTCATTAGCTAATTTTAATGATGAGATTTATTCTTTACAGGATACAGCATTTGCATTTATATCTATTAATCCTAGAGTTCAGGTTCAAGGTGGAGATGGTTTAGCAATTGAATTAGGTTCTGGTAATGTATTAGATAGATATAAATATCTGTCTACAGCTTCTGGAACATTAAATAAATGGAGTGTTATTAATACTCCTAGTGGATTATACTATTATGATTTATTAAATAAAACTTTAAATGTATTTTCAGGACAAATAGTTAAATTATCAGATGTTAAAGGATTACATACACAATTTAATAATAACACTGATTTTAGTGATTTAAAGATAGACAATCCTTTATTTTTAACAGGTATAAGTGGAGGATATGATTATGTGAATAATAATTTATTTATGACATTTAAACAATCTTCTAATACATTTACTATTTATTATAATGAGATGATTGGTGAATTCATATCTTTTAAAGATGGAATACCATCATTATATATTAATAAAGGTGACAACTTTTTAACTACAGATTCTACAAATAGAAATTTATATAGAGAAAATGTTGGTGAATATAATAAATTTTATGGAGTTAATTATCCATCTTATGTTATATTAAATGTTAATCCTGAAGCAGATTTAGATACTGTATTTGATAATATTATGTATAAATCTGAGGTATATTTAAATGATATTGATCAACCTGATAAAACATTAACTAAAGTTAGACTTTATAGTGAATATCAAGATTCTGGATTAGTACCATTAGTTGTAGGTAGAAATTCAAATCTTAGAAGAAAGTTTAGAGATTGGAATGCTATTTTACCACGTAATCAAGGTTCTAGGGAAAGAATTAGAAATCCATGGGTTAAATTAGTATTACAATTCGATAATACTTCTAATTATAAATTAATACTCCACGATATAGTTGTGAGTTACTCTATATAGAGTATAAGAAATTCAACAAAGGTATAGGTAATATTTTAAACAATATAATCTATACCTTTTTTTGATTATAAAATATACAGCAATTTACTAGGAATGAATATTAAAATTTCTTATCTTTGTAATTCAACAAAGATAATCTTAAACAACAATATAAAATATGACA